ATTCAAAACTCATATTTTAGGAGGGTTCATTTTGGCCTTCAGGGGCGTACAATTACCGGAAGCACTTACTCGGACAGCAAAGGTCACCCTCCAAATAAGGAGGGTGACCTCTTGTTGAACATTCGCTTGTATTATCTTAAAAATTTAGTACTTTTTCATTAACTTATTAAAAATGACAATTCCTGCGATAACTTGAAACAGCAAATATCCGCTAAGGTAGAGTACAATCATGCGAGCATTATCAATGATCTCCAACGCCCCGAGGATGCCGAAAACCAAAATAGAAAAACACACAACCAGTAACCCTAAGCTGTAAGTATATCTTCCTGCTTTATCTCTGATTTTTGTTTTCAATTCGTCATGCAGTTCAATTCGTTCGTTTTCCAAACGCTCCTCGTATCGCTCCTTGTTTTTTGGAGAACTCCAATAAAAATATTTGCATATCATCATAATTCCGGGGAAGATACCTGCACCGGCAAAGCCCCATAAAATACCCTCTAACTTTGTTTCAATCAACAGCGCAACAATCAAACAAACCACACCGAAAACCACATATAGTATCCCGGTTATCAAATTACTTTTTTTCATTTTCCGCACCTCTTTCATAGATAAAAATTTCTTCAATCGATTTGTCAAAAAAATCAGAAATTGCAAATGCTAATTCTAATGACGGATTGTATTTTCCTGTTTCGATGGAACTGATTGTCTGTCGTGAGACCCGAAGAAATTTTGCGAAATCTTCCTGATTTAAACCGTGTTCCTTTCGCAGCTGTTCAACTTTATTCTTCAAATAATCACCGCCTTCTCCTGACAAGTTTCCTTTACACTTTAATAATAGCACAGCACGATTGTTTCGTCAAGGTTCCTTTACATTTTTCTTTCTAATACATAAAAGGTCTTTTTTCGTGTCTATACTTGAAAAGAAAAGTGCTCACACTGGGTAAGCACTTTCTAAAATTCCTATTTTGGGTGATGTGTGAATTTATTCGAATAGATGTAGGTTTATACATCTATTGAATTGTGGCAACACGAAGTCGAATTGGGACATTTTTTATGCTCTTTTTTCGTCAAAACGCATATGTGCTGACCAAGTGCCAACTGAGGAGAGGTCTCCTCAGATTGGAGGATACCCGTTATGACGGATTTACAGAAAAAACAGATTGTGGCTATGCGTAAAGATAACGCCACCTATGCCGCTATATCAGAAACCATTGGCATCCCTGTCGGCACCATTAAGGCCTTCTGCCATAGAAACGGTTTGACCACTGAGACCCCCAAGGGTAAGGCTTGCTGCAAGAACTGTGGCGCTGAACTTACAAACACTCCAAATGCGAAGCCCCGACTGTTCTGTTCCGACCATTGCAAACAGACCTGGTGGAATAAGCACCGATATGAGCGTTCCAGTACAAAGATCGCACCACACACCTGTCCGACCTGCGGAAAGCTGTTTACCGATTACACTGGTGCTAACCGCAAATACTGCTCCCAGGAGTGTTATCGAGAAAGGGGTGTGCGTGATGGACAGTAAGACCTTCCAGACTCTGCTTGGGTACAAATCTGCTATGGCGCAGGCTCGGATTATGCTCGCCCAGGGGCTGATTACCAACGATGAACTTGCCATAATAGAGACAAAAATGTGCGAGATATTTGGTATCAATTTTGACAGTTTATATCGCGAGAATGACTGGATAATAAGTGGTTTTAGAGGTAATATGTCACCTGTGAAGGAGGTGGTATAATGCCTAAAAAAGTTACGAAAGTCGCTCAAATCCCCAAGTTACAGCGAAAAAAGCAAGTCGCAGCATACACCCGTGTTTCATCCGGCAAGGATGCCATGCTCCACTCACTTTCCGCCCAGGTCAGCTACTACAACGACCTTATTCAAAAAGAGGACGGTTGGGAATTTGTCGGTGTATATTCTGATGAAGCCATCACCGGCACAAAGGAAGGTCGTGCAGACTTCCAGCGTATGCTTGCTGACTGCCGTAACGGAAAAATCGATATGATAATCACAAAATCCATCTCCCGCTTTGCGCGTAATACCGTGACGCTCCTTGAGACTGTCCGTATGCTGAAAGCGTTGGGGGTGGATGTCTTTTTTGAGGAACAGAGCATCCACACGATGAGTGCCGATGGAGAACTGATGCTGACCATCCTGGCATCCTATGCCCAGGAAGAAAGCCTCTCCGCCAGCGAGAATCAAAAGTGGCGTATCAAGAAGAACTTTGAAGAAGGGATGCCTTGGTGCGGTAGGATGCTCGGATACCGTATCCGCGATGGTCAGTATTACATCATTGAGGACGAGGCAGAAATTGTACGACGCATTTACAGAGAGTACCTGGATGGTGCTGGCCCCGGTGGTATTGCGAATAGGCTGACTGAGGACGGGATTCCTACTCGAAACGGTGGCATTTGGCAGCCGCAGACCATTGCAACGATCCTGCGAAACTATACCTACACGGGCAACCTGCTCCTGCAGAAGACCTTCCGTGAAAACCACATCACAAAGAAGACCATTCGGAACACTGGGCAGAAAACGCAGTACCTTTTGGAAGAAGCCCACGAAGCCATCATTCCGTTGGAAACCTTTGAGGCCGTGCAGGCTGAAATTGAGCGGCGAATTGACAGCCGAAAAAACACACCGCCTGCCAAGCCAACTTTCCTTTACACAGGGATTATCCAGTGCGCCAAGTGCGGAAAGAACTACCGAAGAAAAACAACCGCCGGACGGGTTTCGTGGATCTGCGCCACATTCAATACCAGGGGCAAAAAATACTGTGCCTCGAAACAGATTCCAGAATCAACTCTGGATGCTCTGGTTGCAGAGGTGGTCAAAAACCCTGCAGAGATACAGAAAATCATAGCCGATGATGGTAACACGCTCCACTTCCACCTCGCTGACGGTAGCGTAGTTACCCGCATTTGGGCAGACCGTTCCAGGTCGGAATCCTGGACAGCTGAAATGCGTGAGACGGCAAGACAAAGAGCCAAAGAAAGGAGTCAATCAGAATGGCAAGAGCAATAAAGGTTATTCCTGCTACAAAGGATAAGTTCACGGCACTGCCGACAGCCTCCATTGCCAAACGAAGGGTCGCAGCCTACGCCCGTGTTTCCACCGACAGTGATGAGCAGTTCACCAGTTATGAAGCCCAGATTGATTACTACACGCAGTACGTGAAGGTTTACACCGATGAGGGTATTTCCGGCACGAATACGAAACGCCGTGAGGGTTTCAACGAAATGGTGGCAGATGCCCTGGCAGGCAAAATCGACCTCATCGTCACCAAGTCGGTCAGCCGATTTGCAAGAAATACGGTAGACAGCCTGGTTACCGTTCGAAAGCTGAAAGAGCATCATGTGGAGGTGTTCTTTGAAAAAGAGAACATCTACACCTTTGACAGCAAGGGCGAACTGCTGATAACCATCATGTCCAGCCTTGCCCAGGAAGAGAGCCGGAGCATTTCTGAGAATGTCACCTGGGGTCAGAGAAAGCGTTTTGCAGACGGTAAGGTATCGATGCCTTATAAACAGTTTCTCGGCTATGACCGTGGCGAGGGCGGCATTCCCGTCATCAACGAAAAAGAAGCCGAAATCGTACGGTTGATTTACAGACTGTTCCTTGAGGGCAAAACGGCATCCGGCATCTGCAAGTACCTTATGAATCTTGGCATTCCGACCCCTGGCGGTAAAACCAAATGGTGCCAGGGTACGGTGATGAGCATCCTTCAGAATGAGAAATACAAGGGTGACGCACTTCTCCAGAAGAAGTTCACTGTCGATTTTCTTACCAAAAAGCAGAAGGTCAACGAGGGCGAAGTTCCGCAATACTATGTAGAAGGCAGCCATCCGGCAATCATATCCGCGATGGACTTCGACCGAGTGCAGGCAGAAATTGCTCGCCGTCAGAGCCTGGGTCGATCCTACAGCGGTTCAAGCATCTTCGCCAGCAAGCTGATCTGCGGAGACTGCGGTGGCTTTTACGGCAAAAAGGTGTGGCACTCCACCGATGCGTATCGCAGAGAGATTTGGCGCTGCAACAGTAAGTTCGGCGGTGAAGCCAAGTGTGAAACCCCAACCCTCACCACCGAGGGCATACAGCAGATGTTCCTACGAGCATATAATCAGCTGATGGGCAACCGAGAGCAGGTCATCCAAGCCTGCGAGGTTATGCGTGAGGTGGTGTCGGACTGCTCCAAACTGGATGCGGAAATCGAGGCTCTGAACGAAGAAATCCAGGTGGTTGCCGGACTGGTCAATCAGTGCATTAAGGAGAATGCCACTACGCAGCAGTCCCAGGAGGAATACAACAAAAAATACAACCGACTGGTTAAGCGGTATGAGAAAGCGGTGGATCGGCTGAACAAAGCTACC